AATCGAACTGTTAATAGAGTGCAGGGAGCAAATTTCGGAGCTAAGAATCCTAGAAGTAAAGCGTTAGGGTATTATAGAGGTACTGGATTACCTGAAGCTATGCCGTCATGGAAAGATTATACATTATATATGTTAAAAACTCTTCCTAAAGTGACATCTGCTCAGTATATGAGGAAGTTTGCTGTTTTCATTGAATGGTGGGGGAGGAATGGGTATCCATTTGATGATATTCCGGATATCATTGAAGGCAAATCACTTGGAGATAAATCAGCTCCTAGTTGGGCTAGAATGTCAATGACAATTCTAAAACTTGACTTCATATGCAAGAGTTTATCATTTGCTCAGAATAAGAATATTCGTGATTGGATTGATGATGTTGAAGCTGGAACTAAAGTCGCTGTGAGAAAAGGGGTTCAGGTTGATTTTGATAGATTAGTTAAGTTGGTCAATGATTATAACTTTCAAAATGAAACCCAAGACTAGTGCTAGTTAATCCCACAACATCATCTATCGATCCTAGTTGTTGTAGGAGTTTATTTCGTTGATATGACTTATCATTGATTAGTATATCACGTTTACAGTATGATTTAATGGATGTGTCAGATATTGATACTTGATACATCTCTTGAATATAATTAACCATATCTAACGCTGATGTGGTTTTAATAACATCTCTGAAACAATAATATCCTTTAAAGGTAGGATGTTTAATTCCCTTTAAATTAGAACCTCTCTCCCAATCAATTCCGGGAGATTCTTTTGCGGATGTTTGATCTCCATTAATTTTGTTCCTCCATCTAAACCGTCCCTGAGAGGATCCTTGTTGAATCCAATTACCTTATCAATATCACCTCTTCGTGTAATGTTAGCTTTCTTGTTAGCTCTCTGATATGAATTTAAACCACTCTCATCGATATCATTTAATCTGATTTCAGTTACTCTCTGATGAGTGTTGAGTCCATTCACATCAATGTTATTCAATTTTGTGTTTGCTGATTTTCTAGCTGTCTCTGAATCAGATATAAATTTACCATTAGCGTATGACAGATTGTAAAATAAAGGATTGGAAGCTGCTTCGTATTCTCTTTGTAGTTGTTCCTCATAATCGACACACTCTTTCTTAGACGAAAACGTTTTAATGATGATTCGTTCTAATTGGATTGAGTGATTATCTTGAAGCTCTCTGAGATAGGGGACTGAAGAGGATCCATAATAATTATCCTCTTCTGGATCAATGTTGTTATCTTGAAGCTTTTTACGATATGATGAACCAATGTAATACTTCTCTGTTCCTATAGGATTTAGATTAGTTATTAAATAAACATAAAAGTTGAAACCATTATAAATAGATGTATGCATGATAATAACTATCCTTATTGTTGTGTTAGAAAAGGAATAATGTTCGTGCGTTATTCCTTTTTGCGTTTCTGTAGTTATTTATCAAAATATATTAACTTTTGTCATTTTATGTGGTATAGTAATATTACAACCTCAAAGGAATATATTATGAATGCAATCGAACAACAATTAAATGAGTCCGCTCTATCACTTAAAGATCCTATCAAAGATTCTATCATTGATCTTTTATCTCAATTAGAAGGAGAAGTTTTAATAGAAGTAATTAACGATCTTCGGAAAACTATTCATGAATATAGTCCATTTAAAAATGAACCAGTTGATTATGTTAAATGGGTACCTAATGATACATTGAAACCTAATGACTGGAACCCCAACTCAGTAGCAGGACCTGAAATGCGTTTACTGAAATTATCTATTCAAAAAGACGGCTTCACTATGCCCATCGTTACTATGGAGAATGAAGAAGGGTACGAGATTGTTGATGGTGCTCATAGGACTAAGTCAGTTAAAGGTGATAAAGATATAAAACTGAGATTGCACGGATATGCTCCTATTAGCATTATTAATGATACTACCAGTTCTGTTAGTGATAGGATGAGTAGTACGATTCGTCATAATTTAGCTCGAGGTGTTCATGGTGTGATTCCTACAAGTGATATGGTAGCTGATGTAATCCGTAGAGGTTGGTCAGATGAACAAGTTATGAAAGAGTTTGGGATGCAACAAGATGAGGTTCTGCGTTTTAAGCATATTACTGGATTAGGGGTAATATTTAAAGATGAAGAGTACTCTAAATCATGGGAATAATCGTAAATAAAATAAGCATAAATAGAAAGTATTACATGTATTTGACGAGGTACCATGAAAAATTTTCTAGAATATTCCACAGCACTATCACTACTCGAGAAGGTATCTGCTCAAGATTTCAAAACAGCTGAAAAAGATACTAATATAAGAATTGGTATAGAGTTTGAGATTGCTAAGTGTGATCTTATTGAGACCAATACATTTAAGATTGATGTTATACAATCAGATTTTGATATCTTAGTTTTTCAATTGGTAGAATATGGTAATAATTTAGTGTCAGCTAGAAATGACTGGGTTTCTGATATGGGATCTATGCTTGATAATGCTATAGCTGATGTAAAAGATAAATTAAATAGTGATAGTATTACTAATTATGAAAGAGTTGAGCTTGAAGCTGAACTCAGAGAATTCGATTTTATGGATCCATATGATTACGGTGAGTCTGTTAATTCAGATGTAATAGAATATTTTGATACAGTGTCGTATGATGTGTCGTATGGTGAGTATGTAGATTACGTAGAGTATTTAGGAGGGTTTTTCCCTGAGGATCAAGAATTTATATCAATGGTATATGAAATAACAGATTATGGTGTGACTAATATTAAAGATGGTGATGTATATGAATCTACATTATTCTTGGATCTCCCTGTAGTAATAGATAATTATTATAATGAGGATTTTGTTATAGATAAAACTGGTTCTGCTTGGAAAGATTTAGTTAAAATAACTGGTCGAGAACCTAGAATTGAAATAAATTCTTCTGATGTTGATTATACTGTTTGGACAATTACTAGAGATGAGTCTTTAGAAGCTGGAGGAGTTGAAATAGTATCATCTATATTAACACTTAAAGATGGTTTAGATGCTTTAATGAAGATGTATAAATGGATCGATCTGTATGGTGATACAGGGAATGAATATAATACAGGTTTACATATTAATATGAGTTTTGATGGATATGATATGAGTAAATTTGATTGGCTTAAATTAATCTTGTTTATTGAAGAAGGAGCTATCTATAAAGATTTTAATAGAAAAGATAATAGATATGCAAAACCAGTTAAAGATTTTATCATCGATTTAGATGGTAAATGGGATGGTGTATCTAGTAACGAGTATTTTCAAACTTTAAAAGTCGATGGTCCAGGGGGAGAGAATAAAGTAAAGGATATGATTAGAGGAGGAAAATTCTTTGGTGTTAATTTTACCAATGATGATCGTATTGAGTTCCGATATCTAGGAGGAGCGTACCATAAGAAACTTAAACAAACAAGAGATAGTATATTAAGATACGCTGCTTGGATGAGACTTGCTCTTGATCCTCAATACAAACGAAATGATTATATCAAAAAACTCATTAAATTAATCAGCCTTGAAGCTAAGAATGTAACTGATAGATCTATTATTGATGATGGTACTAATATAGGTAATCGTTCAGAAGGGTTCTCAGGTGATAAACCATTATGGTATGTAGTGGAAAAAGATGGTAAATTTATTTATACAGTTACTCCAGCATTTAAGATTATTAAAACTGAAAAACTTAGGTTTATGTTGAATGATTTTAGATTCAAATATCATATTCTTTTGAATGGAGTTAATATCAAGAATATCATGAATGGAAATCCAGTAAACGATGAAAGAAGAAAGAATCAATTTCTGATTGCATTGAGAGCGTTTAAAGAAACTGATAAATCTAAAAAGGGTCTGGTTAAGTTTGTTTTATCTTATTATTAATGATGTAAATAATCTCGAGATACGATAAATACTAATATGAGAAAACCAAACGAATCATTATTTGACCCTGAGGAACTAGATTCCGCAAGCGGAAATTCATTTAGATTAATTTTCCAGAAACTGCCTTCAGTTACATTTCACTTAAAGGAAGTTAATCTTCCTGGTATAAGTATTAGCTCTATTAATAATCCCACACCAGGACTTGATTGGAACCTTCCTGGATCTACGATTACATTTGATTCATTAGAGTTATCATTTATAGTAGATGAGAAGTATGAAAACTGGAAAGAGATTTATAATTGGATCATGGAGTTGTATAATCCAGATACCGGAAGGAGTACAGGGGATCTTCAAAATCAATTAATGGAAGCACAGCTATATATAAAATCAAATAGAAACAATTCAATCAGAGTTGTGAAATTCCATAACATATTTCCTACCACTATTAGTTCTATTGATTTCAGTACAGAGAGTGTTGGAGAACCCCTTATAGCATCTGTTAGCCTCAGTTACACTACATATAATATGGAAGCTGTTTAAACCTCATAATATAGTTTATCTTTTTATTTACTTTTACTATTTCATGTAGTATAATTGTGATATGAATCTAGATGAATATCAAATTGAAGGGGAGAAAGACGTTTGTATCGATCAATCTAAAATTGATCTGGTATCAATTAACATCCCATTACTATCTTCCAAATGGCTTAGATATCTTAATAAAGAAAAGATCAAACTAAAGAAGTATACCCAAGAACGTGATACTATCAGAAGAGATCGATATAGCTACTACGCTGGATATGGTGAATCCTATTTCAAATATGCATTACAGAAGACAGAGATCAAAGAGTATCTGAATGCAGATGAAGATCTTCAAGAAATTGAGATGATCCTTGAGTTACAACAAGTCATTGTTGATTATCTAAAGGATGTGATCTCTATTCTTAATGTGTCGGGGTATAAGATTAAAAACTTTATAGATTGGAGGAAATTTCAAGCTGGAGGATATTAGATATGATAGACATAACAAAAATAGATGATGTATATCTTTATATCTCATCAGATGATACAGGTGATCTACTTCAGATTGATGAAGAGTTTAAATTCCGCGTCTCTGGATACCGTTTTATGCCTGCTTATAAAAGTGGTCGATGGGATGGGTTTGTTCACTTATTTAATATCCGAGATAGAACAATCCCAATCGGACTGTATAATAACCTAGTAGAATATTGTGATACTAATAACCTAGAATATTCAGAAGATATAAAAGATACATTCAAAGGTCCATCAGACTTTGATCATTCATTATACCCAATATCGATTAAACAAAATATAATAACCCTTTACGATTACCAAGAAACTGCTATTAAATTTATTATTGAAAATAATAGAGGTATTATCCTTAGCCCAACTGGAAGCGGTAAATCATCTATCATATACCAACTCATTAGATATTGGTTAGATAGCCACGAAGATAAAATTCTCTTAATCGTTCCTAACTTATCATTAGTCAATCAGATGAAAGCTGATATACTAGACTACTCTGCACTCGATGATACATTCAACGAAGAAGATATCCACATTATTAAAGGTGGTACCAATAAAGATGGGCCTGGAAGATTGTATATAGCTACTTGGCAGAGCTTGGGAAAAGTATTGAAAGATCCTTCTATGACAATATATTGGAACCAATTTAAAAGCGTTCTGGTTGATGAAGCCCATCTAGCAAAAGGTCTTACGATAACAAATATCATTAATAAATTAACAGACTGTCCAAATAAAGTCGGATTAACTGGTACATTATCAGCTGACGAATCTAAAACGACCAAATTGCAACTTCAAGGTCTCTTCGGCCCCATACACATAACCACCACAACTAGAAAATTAATTGATAGTGATACTGTGGCAGATATGCGTATAGAAAGTTTATTATTAGACTATCCCGATGAACTAAAACAAGATTGTAAACGATTAACATATCAACAAGAAATTGATTGGATTGTGATGAACCCTAATCGCAACTATTTTATATCCAAATTAGCTAGTGTGCAAAAAGGTAACACGATAGTGCTGTTTAATTTCATCAAACAAGGAGAGGATTTATTCACAAGGATATCAGAGATGGCTCCTGATAGGCAAGTGTATTATATATCAGGAGAGGTTAAAGGTGATATCCGAGAAGAAATCCGAAACGCTATAGAGGGTCACGATGATGCTATAATAGTTGGAAATATTTCGGTTATAGGTACGGGTATATCAATTAACAAACTCCATTCAATGATTTTAGCTCATCCCACGAAATCACGCATCAGAACCATTCAAGCCATAGGACGTTTGTTGAGAAAACACGAAACTAAAGATAAGGCGATAGTATATGATCTCGCAGATGATTTGTCGTGGAAGAAGCATAAAAATTACGGATTAAATCATTATCAGTTACGCGTCAAGTATTATAATCAAGAAAAGTTGGACTACACTGTTAAACGAATTAAGATTTAACATCTTCGTAGTAATAGAATCCCAAATCATAGTATGATTTACCTACAGGGTTCTCTGGTAATGATTGAAGGAATTGGCTTCTAGCGAAAGATCCTTTTGTGATTGTTGTTTTGAAATTAGTTTTCTTGAGTATCTGAATACTAGATGTGGATGGGCTATATCCGTAACACCTTTTAATAGCTTTAACTAATGCTGGTGCAGTGTTAAATTGCCCTAAATTATTAAATCCGTAACGTTGGTGGTTATACATAGTTTTGAATCGCTTCTGTGAAGACTCTTTTCCGATAGTATTTTTCCAGTTAGGATCATTTTTAGTTTTCGTTGCTTTAATGGCAGCACTTTGATGGAGGTTTAAACTAGTTGATGGGTCTATAATTGACTTCGTTTTATTAACTTTGATCGCTACACTTTGATGGATGTTTAAATTAGTTGATGGATCTACAATTGATTTTGTTTTCGCTCCTTTGATGGCAGCACTTTGGTAAATGTTTAACCTAGTTGATGAATCTACAATCAACTTCGTTTTATCAGCTTGGATAGCTACACTTTGGTGAATGTTTAATCCAGTAGTTGGATTTATAATCGACTTTGTTTTATTAACTTTGATAGCCGTTCGCTCAATAACGTTTAAACCAGTCTTCAAATCGATATCATTCAACATCGTTTTTTGCGCTTTGATGCTCCCAATTTGAAACGAATTTAAACCAGTTGTTGAATCTATATTATTTGACCTAGTCTCTACCATTTTTAATGTTGATTCAACAGTCGTTAGATGTCCCCCGTTAGCATACGCTAGATTGTAGAATAAAGGATTGGAAGCAGCTTCGTGCTCCCTTTGTAACTTCTCTTCATAATCGAGACACTCTTTCTTAGAGGAAAACGTTTTAATGATAACACGCTCTAATTGAGGTGAACGAGTTTTTTGGAGGGTGTTAAAATGTTCAACTGTTGATGATCCATAATAAGTATCCTCTTCAGGATCTATATTATTTTAATGTTTTTCGAGTAGCTGAGCCGATATAATACTTTTCAGTTCCTATAGGATCGAGATCAGTAATGAGGTAGACGTAAAAGTTGAGGCCACTATAAATAGATGTATACATTATTAACTCCTTTGAAGTTAGTTGTGTTAGAAAGGGATTAACGTTTCAGCGTTAATCCTTTTTGTGTATCTATAGTTATTTATCCTTTAGGAAGTTAACAAAGTGATCTATATATGGTATAATGAAGAGAATTAAACTATGAGGATTACATTATGAGTGAAGATTTATCTGAAGCGAAACCGTTAACTAAACGTCAGTTGTCTATAGCAGCAGATAAAGAAAAAGGGCACTATGTAAATAATGTGGCGCTATCTATCCGATTAGAACAATACGCCGCTGAATGCATCGACGCGGCTGAAGCTGGTTTAGATAAACCTATTGTCCCTCACGATATAGCAGAAGCAGTGATGAAGATTGTTGAGAAGATGTCACATAGACCGAATTTTTCAGGGTACAGAGTTGGGGGATGGCTCAGTGAGATGAAACTGGATGCAATTGAAAATGTATTAAAATACATTCACAAGTATGATAAAGAGAAGGCACCTCAGAAGTATTCAGGGTACGCGTACATTAGCATTACTGTGTGGAGAGCGTTTCTTCGTCGAATTGAGAAGGAGAAGAAGCATACCCGTATTAAGACGAAGATGTATGATACATTAACGGATAACACAATGTTCATGCACCTTGATGCTCATGACGCTGACGATATGCGGTTCCATACTGAGCATGATGCTATGGATAGACACGAAGAGTAATAATCGTAGAGTTAACACGTGTCATTTACCTTGTTTAGTAATTCATCTTATGCAAGAAAATCATTTCTCTAGTCGATATGTTCCTGTGATGGTGTTGTTGGATTAACGTGGTGTTGATTAGGGTTTCATTTACTCCTAAGAAATAATAATTACATATAACATTTTATGTGGTATAATCATATTAATAATATATTTAAGGAGAAAATTTGAAGATAGCAATTCTAACTGATTCACATTTTGGGTTTAAAAAAGGTTCTGATATTTTCTCAGATCATTTTCAACGTTTCTATGAACAATTATTCTTCCCATATCTTGAAGAGCATAAAATAACTCATATACTTCATCTTGGAGATCTTTTTGATAATCGAAGAAGTATCCATATAGCTGCTGTGAAACGAGCTCGTGATATGTTCTTTTCTAAGTTGGGTGGGTATGAGTGTAAATTTATTATAGGCAATCATGATACATTCTTTAGGGATACATTATCAGTTAATTCCCCATCATTATTAATTGATAAAGATATGATAGTAGATGTACCACAAGAGTGGATGGGGATTGATTTAATTCCGTGGATCAACTCAGAGAATGAAGATAGTGTTGCGGAGTTTATCAAAAACTCGACTAACCGAATTGCAGGAGGTCATTTTGATCTTGCTGGTTTCTATATGAATAAAGGTGTTAAGTCTCAGTACACAGCTAGATCCAGAGAATCGTTAAACAAATATGAGAAAATATTCTCAGGACATTTTCACACTAGATCAGATGATGGTCACGTGTATTATATAGGGGCTCCGTATGAAATGACTTGGGCTGATTATGATGATCCTCGAGGTTTTGTAGTATATGATACAGAAACACAAGAACATGATTATATAGATAATCTTCATACAATATATGCTCAATGTTTATATAATAATGGATTAGAATATCTTCCTAAAGATAAAATAGTAAAACTTATTGTAGAGAGAAGAGAGAATTACAGCTCTTTTGAATTACTTACATATAAATTGATAGATCAATCGATTGATGTTAAGATCATTGAAGTGTTACCTGATGATGTAATAAGTGTAGATGTAGCTGATTTTGAAGTGATAGACACAGAAAAGTATTTGTTGGGATGGGTTGATAGATTAGAATCTGATATACATACTATTGCAGATAAAAAATCCATTAAGAGGTTGTTGTCTAAAATGTATAAAGAGGCTATGACGTGATTAAGTTTAAGAGTATAACATTCAAAAATGTATTATCGTATGGCAATATTCCAACTACCATAGAATTAGATGTATGCGGAACTTCTCTAATAACGGGAGCTAATGGTTGTGGTAAATCATCAAGTTTATTGGATACATTGTGTTATGGTTTATATGGTAAAGCGTTTAGAAAGATTAATAACATTGATTTGATTAATCGTATTAATAACAAAGCAGCTGAAGTTGAAATTGTGTTTGATGTAAATGATCGTAATTATATCGTGCGGAGAGGAATGAAACCTACTAAGTTTGATATCACGGTTGATGGAAAACCTCGTAATAAAGATGCTGCTGTTCGTGATCAACAGGATTGGTTAGAGAGTGTTCTTGGTATGAATGAAAAGAGTTTTAGACAGATTGTTGTCTTAGGCTCAGGTAATTATATCCCATTTATGCAGTTATCATCTAATGATAGAAGAAAGGTTATTGAACAGCTTCTTGATATAGAAATATTCTCTAGTATGAATGTTACGTTAAAAGAACATGTCCGTATTGTAAAAGATAGTGTAAAATCTACTCAACATGATTATGATATATTAGAAAGAGAAGTTGATGTTAATCGTAAACATATTAATGATAATGATGTGAAACGATCTGTGTCATTACAGAAGCTAGATGAAGAAATTAATAAAATTGATGCTGATATTAAAAAACTCAACAACGAGAATAAAGAGTTGAGTTCAATTGATACGTCAGATATCAAAGGTAAAATTCGGAAATTAACATCCATTAAAAGTGATGTGGATGCACGGATAAAATCAAATAAAAGTATGATTAAAATTATTAATAACGCTAATGGAACTTGTCCTACATGCACCCAGTCTATAAGTGAATCATTTAAAAATAGTTATATATCTGGTAGTGAAAGTGTTATCGATAGGTTAGAGGAGGGGAAAGTTGAGATGGTTGATGTGCTTGATTCTATGAATGATATGTTAAGTGTCATGGAGTTGAATATGAAAAAGTTATCTGAAAATGAGACTATTATTGATCAGAAGTTATCATTGATAACGATGTTAAAAGAATCAGATGCTATTACAGATGACTCTAAGCTTAAAGAGGATGTTAAGTTAAAGGAAGATGAGTTAAAATTGTTTAGGAGATCATTGAGTAAATATAATAAAACTGCTAATCATTTAAGTGTTATTGAGATTATGTTAAAAGATTCAGGAATTAAGACTAGAATCATTAAAAAGTATCTTCCTGTACTTAATGGTATAATTAACAAATATTTACAAGTATTTGAATTTAATGTGATATTGAATTTAGATGAGACGTTTAACGAGACTATAACACAGAATGGCAGAATAATTTCAGGTTATAATAATTTTAGTGAAGGAGAAAAGCTGAGAGTTGATCTTGCTATTCTATTTTCATTTAGAGAACTTGCACGAGTTAAAAACAGCGCAAATACTAATATATTAATATTAGACGAGACTCTTGATAAGTCTATGGATAGTACTGGAGTTGAGCATTTTTTAAATATTATCAGAGAGCAAGATAAATCACATATATTTGTTATATCTCATAAAGATGATATGGCAGGTAATTTTAATAGAAATATCAACGTGACAAAAGATGGTCAATTTTCTGTTTTAACTGAAACGATGTTGTGATTTTAATGTAAAATAACAGTTAACATATATAGTAATGTGCTGTATGATTAATAATATAATATAACTAATGAGGATTTTAATATGAAACTATGTAAAACAACCCAAGAAGCTATTAAGAACGTTTCTTCCATTAATCAAAGTATTATTTTTAAAACAGGGGAGAGTAGACTTAATACAATATCAGCTGAAAAAAATATATTAGCTTCTATCGCGATTGATGAGACATTCCCAGTTGATTGTGCTATATATGATTTGAATAGTTTCTTAGGAGCAATTAACTTGTTTGATGATCCTGAATTAACATTTAATGATACTAATGTAATTATATCAGAAGGTAATAATAACTGTGTATTCTATTATACTGATCCAAGTATAGTTATTTCTCCTCCGGAAAAAGATATTAAACTACCATCATTAGATGTAGAGTTTAATCTTAAAGAAGAATCAATCTACACTCTTCTAAAAGCATCAAGTGTTTTAGGAGTTGAGGATATAGTGATTAAAGGAGGAGATGGTAAAATTGTGATGCAAGCTGCTGATATTAAAACCTCTGGATCTAATTCTTTTACAATTGAACTCGGAGAATATTCTGGTGGTGTTTTTCAAGCTAGTATTAAAACTTATCATATTAAACTTCTTCCAGGAAGTTATAATATACAAGTATGTCGAGATGGTATTTCTAAATGGTCTAATGTCAATCGAGATGCTACATATCACGTTGCAATGAGTATGGTGTAATGTCGGATTCTAAAAGTAATTATGAAAATAGCAGTTATGATTGTGAACACTTTATTTACGATTCGTTAATGCCTATGATTAGAAGTGTTGAGGAAAATCAATATCACCGTTATAGTGATGATATGCATGATGTGTTTTTAGATGTGTTTTGTATGGCGTATAGTGTAATGCGACATTCAGGTTGGTCTGAAGAGATGATAACTGAACAAATACATAATATAGATAGTAATGTTGATTACAGTATTCAGGAAACTATACATTGAAAATGCAAATGATATGGGTTGAGAAGTATAGACCTCAAACGATTAAAGATTTAATTCTTCCTGATAAAGTAAAATCTACTTTTGAAGATTATGTGAATAATGGAGATTTTACTCATTTAATGCTCACAAGTCCTAGTCCAGGAACTGGAAAAACTTCTTGTGCGAAAGCGTTGTGTCAAGATCTTGATTTTGATTATATAGTGATAAATGGTTCAAATGAAGGTCGTCAAATAGATGTTCTTAGAACATCTATGCTTAATTACGCTACTACTATATCTCTCAATGGTAAACCTAAATGTATTATCATTGATGAAGCTGATCATCTTGGTCCTCAAGTACAGAAAGCGTTTCTTAATTTTCTTGAAGAACATTCAGATAAGGTTAGATTCATTCTAACCGCTAACAGTACTAATAAACTAATCGAGCCTATACATTCTAGAACTACAGAGATTAAATTTAATACTAGTAAAGCAGATAAACCTATGATGATGGCTACAATCATGAAACGATTGATGTTCATTCTCACAGAAGAAAAAATCGAACTTAAAGATCCTAAGATTTTAGCGACTCTTATTGAGAAACATTATCCTGACAATAGACGGATTATTAATGAGCTTCAGAGATATTCGAGTTCAGGTGTGATAGATGTTGATGTACTTGAGATGTTATCTCAGGATCATATCAATGAGTTGGTTAATGCTTTAAAGAAGAAAGATTTTAATCAGATGCGAATTTGGGTTGGAGAGAATATGGATCATGATATTCAAGGAATGTTCAAAGTTGTATATGAATATATGCTCCCATTACTAAATCCTGCGAGTATCCCTGAAGCGGTTGTGATGATGAGTGAGTATATCCATAAATGTAATTTCGCAGTAGATTCAGAAATTCATTTAGTTGCTTTTTTTACAGAGTTGATGGTAACAGTTGAGTGGAAGTAATATGTCTAAAATAAATCCATTTGATTTTTTAAACAAGATTAATAACAATGGGAATAATATTGTTAGAGATAATCCAGAACTAACATACCCAGAGTTTATGGTTAATAGAGGTATGTCACTTCACTCTGATACAATCTTTCAAGCGTATCAGGCTGATCAAATGCACGATATACACGATGAAGCTAAAATGGATTATTATATCGGAAGTGTATCGAAAAGGAAACGATACAGTAAATGGCCAAAACAAGTTGCAGATGATGATGTAACGTTTATACAAGAGTTATATCAAGTTAATCGATATATAGCTGAAGATTATATTAAATTAATGCCTGATAATGGTGTTGATATGCTTAGATCTAAGTATAATAAAGGAGGCATGGTTTAACATTTTCTAGAATCATAAATAACTTGATATTAATGATTTACAGAGAATATTGGATTATGGAAATTGAAGAAGTTGTTAAATGGGATACCTCTCTTTTAATTAAAGTTGAGTTAATTGATACAGATAGTTTTCTAAAAATTAAAGAGACATTGTCAAGGATAGGCATCAGTACAAAGGATAATGTATTATATCAAAGTTGTCATATACTACATAAACGTGGTGTATATTTCATAGTGCATTTTAAAGAGATGTTTGCTATGGATGGTAAACACGTGAATTTCACGTTGGAAGATATGACTAGACGGAATCGCATAACACTCTTATTAGAGGAATGGGGGTTATTGGAGATAGTATCAGACAACTTCAATGAGCAACCAAGATCTGATTATAACAATTTTAAAGTTATACCTTATAAAGATAAACATAACTGGGAATTGATACCTAAATACAGTTTCGGGAGATAGATGTTACCTGTGTATGAATGTATAGAGTTAAAATAAGCGGATAAACATACACAGTATTACTCCAGTTAATGACTAGTAATACAACCAAAGGAATAATTATGAGTACAAGTGAAGATATTTTTAAACAATTTGATGGCGAAAGTTTTGAATTTGGGATTGACTTCGTCGATAGCGTCAGCAAAGAACAAGAAGTTGATGACATTAAACAAGTAGTATCAGACAGCAATAGTAACCTAGAACATAAATTAGATGGACTAACATCTCACTTAGATCAATTAGCAGCTAAGATAGACTTTAGCGAATCTAAAGAATTAGTAGAAGCTAATGCGCAGCGCAAGGTGGTTGACATTGTGCAATTGATAGTACCTTTGCTTCGTAACCTACAAAAATCTCCAGAATCAGATACCATTTATTGGCCTGGTTCTAAGAGGGTGCCGATGATCGATTCTCAGTTAAATAAGATGAAAGTGATATTAGATAGTTAACTGTCTAGATAGAACCCTAGATCTTTCCACGTCAAACCAACAATATCATCCTCTGTTCCTAAATATTGAAGGTAGTTGTTACGAAGATAAGATAATTTGGTTATCACTTGGTTGAAATTTGTCCGTGCTAATCTTATGATCACAGATGGTGATAAGTGTGGTAATTGATCAGCCATTAATACTCCAGTTCTGAAACACCCTAACTCAATATGACATATGTTACTATATCTAAATCCTTTAGTTTTGGTTGATTTTTTATGAGCTCTCTCAAATGAATTTAAACCAGTATCATCCACATCGTTTAATTTTGTGCTAAGCATTTTAATACCAGCTCTCTTAAACGAATTTAAACCATTTTCATCTATATCATCTAATCTAGTGTTGAGGGTTTTGATACCAACTCTCTGAAATGTATTCAA